CCCACCACCACCACCTGTATTTGCAGTGCCACTAACTCCGTTTGTAGTAGATCCTGCTCCGCCACCACCATTGCCACCCGCCCCACCACCACCGTTGTAATCTGACCCACCACCGCCACCAGCACGAAATATAGAAGATCCTGTAATTGATGAAGCTAAACCAGCTCCACCAGCACCACCTGGCGCACTACCAGCATTACCGTTTCCACCTACCGCACCTGCGCCACCTCCGCCAGCGTAAGCAACTGTGCCACCATTATTTCCTTGTCCAGCAGTTCCAGTACCATTTCCGTATCCAGCAGTTCCGCCACCAGAGCCACCATTAAGAGCTGTGTAACCGCCCCAAGCATCACCCCCGCCACCGCCGCCTATGGCAGTTGTTAAACCAGTAAATGTTGTATTAGACCCACTTACCCCTTGGCGACCTTGACCAGCAGAACCCCCCCTGCCACCAGCTCCAATAACAAAAGTATATGTAGTTCCTGGGGTAAACGTAGTTGTATTTGCTAAATAACCACCAGCTCCACCACCACCTCCATATGTTCCACCACCGCCCCCACCAGCTACCATTACATATGTTGCTGTATAGGTGTAAGAACCAGTAATAGCTTGCCAAGAGCCATTAACATAACCTTCAAGTAAACCGCCAAAATCAGTGTTGTATCGGATCATTCCATTAACTGCAGAGCTTGGACGTTGTGCCGTTGTACCCCTTGGAATTGTTGTTGCACCAGTAGAAACAAAGTTTGCGTTCTGGAGCTGGTTAATTGTTACTGCATCAATGCCGTTTGTTTGAAAAGCAAGATTAGCATCAGCAGCCCCTTTTTTACGAAGCTGTCCTGATGTTGGGTCTGGAATAGCATTTATTATGCTTGGCATACATTACGCAGTGTAAGAACCAGATGAAGTAAATGTATGAATTGTGTAGCCTGATGCCGATGTTACTGTTCCTCCAGAACCACGTTGAGAGCCTTGATAGGAAATAATTAGTACTCCTGAACCACCATTTCCACCATTTCCAGTAGTACCATCATAACCTCCACCACCTCCGCCCCCGCCAGTGTATGCAGTGCCAGCTACTCCGTTCCTAACGCTACTACCGCCTCCGTTGCCGCCACCCCCTGCTCCGCCAGGACCACCAGTACCAGTATTTTGTGTGGCTCCGCCCCCACCACCACAATAATATGTTGCAGTGCCAGATATAGTTGAAGATGTGCCGTTGCCACCATAACCGCCTGTAGGTCCAGAAGAAGAAGCCGTTCCACCAACTTGTGACGCTCCGCCTCCACCACCACAAGGGTATCCAGCAATATATGGAACAACTCCATACCCACCAGCATTACCTTGACCTGTAGTACCACTACCAGGAACTACGCCAGTACCGCCAGATTCACCAGCAGCGCCCCCACCTGAGCCGCCATTACGAGCAGCGTAAGGTGCAGCATTACCTCCATTATTTCCACCAGCTCCACCACCAATAGATGTAAGACTAATTGTACTTCCAACAATAGAAGTATTTGCACCGCTTGTTTGGTTATAGTTTCCAGAGCCAGTACCAGCTGCACCACCAGCACCAATAGTAACTGTATAAGTTAATCCTGGAACTAACGTAGTTACACTAGTTAATAAGCCACCTGCACCACCACCACCCCCAGAGTTATAGTTTGCTCCACCACCACCCCCGCCAGCTACCAAGTAGTTAGCAGCGTATCCACCAATTTGAGGGGTTGTAACGCCAGAATACTGAAGCCAACCTTGTACAGAACCAGAATAAACTGCAGATACCGCAGCACCATTAACGCCAATGGTTGAGTTATTACTAATGCCTTCTACTAAGCTGCCATTAGGTGTAAGCACTAAATTATTAGTAGCAAAAGTTCTAGCAAAGTCGATAAAGGTTACGTATGAACCAACGCTAGGGGTTGCTGGCAATGCAGCATAAATAGTCGCCGCAGCAGTGTTTACTGCGTAGATGTTGTTTGCTGTTGCCGTAAAGTTAGCAGATTGAATTGCTTGAAACGTGCCAGGACCACCCCCACCACCAGAAGTAGCTGAGTTTTGTGTTGTTCCATCACTAAATGTGATATTTGGAACACTTCCGCCAATAATAGTGGGCATGCTTAGTCCTTAAATTGTTACTGCAACCCAAGCTACTGTAGGCTCATCCCAACGATATGGTCCGCCTTCTGTAGGCATTGGTGTTGGTGCTTCCCATGTCCATGTAGAGTGGTTTAATACCCAACTTGCGTATGGTTGAGGTCCATAAAACACATCATTAGCTTGGTCATATGTGTAACCAATACCAGCATAGTTGCCACGCAAAGGTGTACCGCCTTGTGTATGCTGACCGCCAATAGTGTTATATGAAGTCTGAATCCAAGTGCCAGGACTTGTATCCACGAACGTATTAAAAAACTCTTGTTCAGCAACAATCACCTGAGTGACTTTGCCGTCTACTACTTTTGCAAAATGGCCCATTGATTTCTCCTTTGTTAAGCCGTGTAGCTTCCGCTACTATTAAATGTCATTATGGTATTACTACCTGAAACAGATATGGTCGGACTGCCTGTTGTAGTTCCTGTATACCTTGAGGTTGGGACTGATAAAATTACAATTCCTGAACCGCCAGCCGCACCTGCATACCCACCTCCTGAGTAACCGCCGCCACCGCCACCGCCACCAGTATTGGTTGTGCCAGCAGAACCAGGATAGCCGCCACTTCCACCACCACCAGAACCGCCCGATCCCGCAGTTGTGCTTTCTGGACCACCACCGCCACCACCAGCGTAGTAAACAGCACTTCCTGTGATGGATGATTGCACTCCTACACCACCATCAGGTCTTGTTCCGTTTCCAACTCCAGCCGCACCAGCGCCACCGCCACCGCCACCAGCGTAACCGCCGCCAACACTATTCCCGCCACCGCCAGCATAACCTTGACCGCTTGTTCCTGAACCACCAGAATTGGCGAAAGCTCCGCCACCACCAGAGCCACCATTAATACCTGTTTCTGAACCAGACCTAGAGCCAGCTCCACCACCGCCAAGTGCCGTGAAATATCCAGTAATAGCCGAATTACTTCCGCTAGTTCCTTTTACACCGTTACTGCCACCGCCAGCACCGCCGCCACCGATTACAACTGGGAGGTTTGTTCCTGGGCTTGCCGATAATGTAGATGTTAATAAACCGCCTGCTCCACCACCACCGCCTAAGTTAAAGCCACCACCACCGCCACCAGCAACAATAAGATATGTAACTGTTACTGATTGCACTGTTACAGCAGTCCATCCAGTGCCTGAATAAATTTCAGTCACATTATTTGATGTGTTATATCGTATTGTTCCTGCTACAGGACTTCCAGGTCTTTGGGCATCTGTACCCGTTGGCACCACAAACCCACCAGTAGTTGATTGGGCATTAATAATCCCACCAGCAGCTGTAATTGTTACGTTACCAGTAGGAGTAATAGATACGTTTTGAGATGGTGAAAGCGCTAGATTGCTAATAGCCGTTAGAGTCAAATTACCAGTGGTATCGCCAGTCTGTACAAGCGTTGTGGTAGTTGTATTTCCTGCTGATATGGTACTCATAAAACCACCCAAGTAGAGTTAGCGCCAACTGTTACAACAACGCCGTTAGCAGTATTGACTGGGCCTACAGATAGTCCGTTTGTGCCAGTGGCAATTGTAGCGTTTGCAGTGATGTTTGTATTAAAAATGCCAATAGAACTGTTGCCAGCAGCGGCTAAACCAGATGCAGCTGGAGTAGCAGAAGTCCAAGTTGTACCGTCTGAAGTTAAAACGTTACCTGTAGTGCCTGGGGCTACAAACTTAACAGAACTTGTAGCATTACCAAGCATAACGCTGTTGTTAGTCAGGGAGTTAAGTCCTGTACCGCCAGAACCAACCGCAAGAGTATTTACTAAAGAAACGTTACCGTTAATTGTAACTGTTGTGTTGTTTGCAGAACCAATATTAATATTAGTAGTAGAACCAGATGTTCCGTTAGCACCAATGTTTATTGTTTTGGTATTACCGGTGGTAGTTGCAGCAGATTGAATATTGGTTGTTTGGCTTACTGTAGAGCGACCTACGGTTAAATCACTTGTAGTAGCAGTTCCACCAATAGTCGTTACACCATTTGATGCTGATGTTCCAATATTTATATTGCTAGTAGTGCTTGACATTGTTACCGCAAGACTAAAAGTTTGTCCAGCAGTCCATGTTTGTGCGCTATTTAATAACGCCATTGTTCCTGAATTATTGGGTAGAGTAATAATTCTTGTTACACCAGTTGTTATACCACTTGCATCAAAAGTAGCTTGTTTTGTTGGGTCAGCATCGTCTTGAAGTGCAAACAATGTATCGGTAAATACTGTTACGTTAGTAGTATTTGCATATAAGGCTCGCTCTGCAGGATAAGTTACAAATACGTCTTTAGTTCCAGCACTAAAAGTCACCGCAGCATTGGCATTGCTAGAAGAAAGAATAGTATCTCTAGATAACGAGCTATTGGCTAAATAGTACGTGCCAACACCTACTTCCCACTCGTTAGTCGTTTGACCCGCAATGGTGTAGTAAGTTGTATTGTTGTTCCCAATAACCGCAAAAGACTGATAACCAGTCGGTGCAGTAGCGCCAAGAACAATCGTGCCGGTACCAGTTGTAGTGGTATTGACCTTTACACGATCCTGAACAATCAGAGCCATTTACAGCTCCTATTAAGCTATACGGATAATAGCGTTTGTTGCGTCTGCTGTCGGGAAAATAACAGTGAATGTACCGTTAGTAGCGGTTTTATCAGCACCAAAAGCTAGCACAGCAACAGCCGTATTTGCAGTGGAGTTGTAGATCAAAGCGCCGTTAGCGGTGATATTCGCATTAGTCCAAGAGCTATTAGCAAACGATAAGAACGCTACGTTACCAGTAGAAGTTGGGCTTGTGCTAACTGTTAGCGTATTACCACCAGCAGTGTAGTTTGAAGCTGAACTTGTTACTTCGTTTACTGTTGTGTATGCAGTTGTTGCGTTGCTTAATGTTGCTGCACTTGTATACAAAGCGAGCTTGTATGTACTGGTTGAACCAGATACTAAATTTTGTTGACCGCTAAGGATTTGCACCTTAAACGAATCGCACATTGCTTGAGTGATTGCCATTTGTTGCTCCTAAATTTAAGGGTTGACCTTGATTCTTGCTTGTCCGTCTCTGTAAGCGTCTCCACGCTCCAGACCAGTACCTAAGCGGTTTAACTGCGCTAATGCTTCATTGTACTTGCTGTTATATAGCGTGACCATATCCGCCTCACCCTTCATGTAGGTATACGCCTCAACAAGAGAACCATACAAAAGAACAGGAGGGTAGTTGTCCCCAAGCCAAGAAGTGCCGTTAGTTACAATAGACGCTGGGTAATAGAAATAGTGTAGCTCTGCAGAGTAAGCAAGATCAGGGGTTGGTCCCAGTATGAATGTAAGTTCTGTGGGATCGTTTAAGCGTGAACCAAACAAGGCATAGTACTTTGGTGCCCCCCTATCTGTAGGGGTTGGGTACGCTTGACGAATAAAGTTAACATCTTTGTTAAGCAGGTACTCATAGCTTCCGTCAGGATTAACAATAGCCAGCGAGTAAGTAGACAGATAGTCGTTAGGGCAAGCTAAATACTGGTTACCTAGTGTACAGCTACCAGTAACGTTTTTACGCAAAGAAGGTATCTGCACCGAGTTATATATGCGATCTTCCGCCTGCATAATAAAGGTGTTGATCTGAGTGACAGCATTGACGTTAGTCTGGCTGCCCCCAGTAGTTACCTGTACAAACGTATCTGGAAACTGATTCTCAGTGTACGTCTG